TACCATCTGTATAATCGTCTCGTCTTCGTCTCCCAATTTGCATACTTGCAAATTTCGCTAGTTCCTGTTTATACTTTTGTTCATATAAAGTCAACATGTCTGCTGGGCCTTTTAAAAAAGAATAAGCCTCTACCAAACAAGCATATAGAAGCCCTTGAGGGAAGTAAGTACTAATATAAGTGGTAGTATTTCCAGAAGATAAGCCTTGAGGAATCTTATTCCAATAAATCGTATATAAATAATTTTTATCAGGAGTAGGTGCTAAATAAAGAGCGCCTGAAGTCGTGGCTCCAGCTGCTGTTGCCCCTCCAAACATGGCATAATATTTAGGTAATCCCGTAGTATCTTGACCTGTTTGACCTCCTTCAGGGCCTGTTAATTCTCCCACATATTCTTGAATAAAAGTTTGATCTCTTTTTAATAAAAATTGTCCTTTACCAGTTCTATCAGATGTAGAATCAAAAACTTCTACCGCTCTAACAAATAAACATCCAGCTGGCACATTTATACTATTATAGTCGGTTGCTAATTGAGCATCAGATCTTACTCTGTCTGCATCAATTGGAACATCATAAGATAAGCGATATTCGGCATTTTCAATAAATCTATTTATAACTGCTTGAGTAAAAACTGTAGAATCAACTTCTGTCCAGTTTCTAATATCATCTGTTAAATTTGCGTAAGTATATCCTGCCATTATGATTGTAAAGTAACCGGTCCTACTGAGATCGGGTATCCTCCTCCTGCTGCAACACTTGTTGCGTTTGTATCGGCACTAAACCAAAACCAATTTCTACCAAACTGTCCGGTATTATTGGGTCCTGTTGTATCAGTACCACCGTTGACATATTTACCTACTGTTATAGAGTATCCTGCAGCTTTTGCAATTGTTGCTCCTGTAATTCCACCAACTCCTTCTGGATTACCAAATATTCCTGCAGCTCCTAAAGGACCTCGAAATCTTTTTACATCTGTACTGGCATATCCATGTCCCGGTAAATTAACATTCACAATCGGTGAACCAATTTGATATGTCTCTAAAGGATTGTATCCTAACACATCCGCTACACCAAATTCTGTTCTAGCTGGTTTAGCATGTTGCAAAGCTTGTGGATCAGAGCCCACGGGCCTTGGACTAATTTGAGGTTGTTTAGGTTCATATTCAGAATTATGCACCCATAAACCATTCCATTCCTGAACCATTTCCCTATATGGAAAAGCTGCTCCAGAACGATCTGAAATCATTAATGCATTTCTACCTTTTGAAAATTGTCCCATTATTTTTTACCTTTAAATTCTTTCTGACGAACTTTGTCATAAGTTTCAATATCCATAGTATATTTATCACTTTTAACTTCACCCATTCCTTTTATTTTTACTTTATGATCTCTAAGGCTTTTAGGAAGTTTTCGGTTTCTTCTTTTTCTAATAGAATCTAACAGCTTATCTTTTCTCTTAGCTTTGTTTAATATAATTCCCATTCCTTTAGTTATAATAGTCATTATCTCCAACCCTTCTTAGCAATTTTAGGAAAGCCTCTAATTAATCCACCAGAAGCTTTTTTTGTGGCACCATAATGTGCAGTAGGAACTCTTTCACCATAAGATGCTTTGTATTTTGGATCTGCTGCCCAAGGTCTTCTTTCAGTAAATCCTTTTTTATCTAATGGAACTCTATATCCTTTTTGAGGACCTTTATTA